TTCGAATTGGGACTTAACTATCTTAACAAACATCCCAACTACAACAATTTGATAACTTTGAATAAAATTTATCATGATTATATGAAAGAGATACAAGGTATAATAAGTTTACATTATTTGGCTGGTTCTACTTTCGATACTGAATTTTGGCGCTTTGCAAAAAACACAGCTGCATCATTTTGGGAACACGAACTAAAACATGAAACTTATCTTCACCACATTATTCAAGAATGTGAGAACGATGTATCAATAACATATGAAAGAAGCAACATTGACAAATTCAAACTGCATCCTAAGATGTGGGGTCAAACATCTTGGATAAGTCAGATCGATCGTTTGGGGTTGAACGAATATTTAAATGTATAAATAATACATTATACGGAGATTAAAATGTCAGACGATATTTTTGATTTTGGATTTACAGCTGTTGACGAAACAGAACTAGAGGCTGTACAAAAAGCAACGGCCGAGGCTTCTGAGGTTGCATCTACTGCTACTACCACTCAAGAAAAATTAGATAAGCTGTATAATGCCATTACACCACTGTTAGAAAACCTAAAGAAGAACCCAGAGAAAGAATATATTCTTTGGCCAGATAGACTCAAAAAGGTTGAGGCGTTTGAGACTCACCTGCAAAAAATTTACCTTAACTAAAAATAATTGTTGACCTTTTTACTTAACGGTAGGATAATAATTAAAAGCTGAGGAGATCTTATGGTTAACTATTTTGGCCAAGCCACTATTCTTAATGCGATCCATGATTACGCTACGTGTATGAATGTTTCGTATTTTACCTATGAAGGCATGAAAGGTTTTCAAGCCCTTTGTTTTTATTGTACAAGACATCCTGAGTTCGAACTAGAAGTAGTTTGTGCTTATATGGATATGGTTTTATTCGGAGATGTGGTATACCCACCTCTACCTCAAGTAGTGTGAAAGGAACTTATATTATGACACCACAACAAAAAGCTAAGCGTCTTGCCCTCATCAAGAAAGTTGCAAAGAAGATTGAACGTGAGCGCAAGCTGAGTAAGTCTATTCCAAAGATTGATAGCTCTATCGATCGATACAACATTAACCAGTACACAGATGCATCTCAATATGCTAACCAGTATTATGGAGATGTCTGTCGTGAAACAACCAGGGAGTGGGATTAATGGATTACAAAATGAACACAGCCGATCTGAATCTGTTAAGTATGCTTGAACAAGAACTTCGTAAGGTTCAAATGAAAGTTGATAAGGATAATGATTTTATTATCGCGTGGTTGATGAGCAGAATTGAAGAGGTAAAGAATGGCGAAGGTTAAGAAGTTTCGTAAGAAAAGAGTTCTTACTGAAGAACAGAAACAAGCGAACCGCGAACGGCTTGCCAAGGCTCGAGAAGCTCGACAAGCTAAGCGAGGAAATGCTCCTCCCGTTGGTGTCCATCCTTCTGTAGCAGCTCGATCCGATGATGATCCTATGAGTCTAAAGAACATTCGTGATTGGATCAAGTACAACAAGGCAAAGTTGGTTTCAGTTAAAACTAAGATTAAGAACAATGAGAAAGGTGCAATTGCTGAGCAAGCATCTATTGAAGGCTACATACGAAACATGGAGTCGTATATTCGACATGGTGTGTGGGTAGATTTATTTTATGGTCCTGATCAACAACATCGGTGTACTGAAATCACAATAGTACATGCAGGTTGATATGGAAGAGCAGTTCTTAACGAAATCTAAGTTCACTAAACTAGTTGAGCGTACGGTCATAGAAAAGAGAATATCGTATATGGATGCGATACTCCTCATCTGTGAGGACAACACAATAGATCCTGGAGATGTGAAGAAGTTCATATCACCTGTTATTAAGGATAAGCTAGAAGCTGAGGCTATGGATCTTAATTACTTACCAAGGCAAAATAAAATTGATTCGTCCTTTTTTGGATGATAAATAATGTTGTACACCTCGCAAGAATAGTGTATAATATACTTCAGTTAATATTTCAGTACATACAAGGAACATACGATGTCATTCGAAAATCTAAAGCGCAACAAAGATCAAATCTCTAAACTCCTCAACGCAGCTCAAGCTCTTGATGGCAATGGTGGCCAGCAAGAGAAGAAGTCATATGCTGATGAAAGAATCTGGAAACCCACTGTAGACAAAGCTGGTAACGGCTATGCTGTTTTACGTTTCCTTCCAGCAGCAGAAGGACAAGAGCTTCCATGGGTACGTTATTGGGATCATGGATTCAAGGGTCCTACAGGTCTTTGGTATATCGAGAACTCTCTCACTTCAATTGGTCAAGCCGATCCAGTATCAGAACTGAATTCACGTCTGTGGAACTCTGGTAACGATGATGACAAGGCTCGTGTACGTGAGCAGAAGCGTCGACTCCACTATGTGACTAACGTCTACGTAGTTCAAGATCCATCTAACCCTCAGAACGAAGGTAAGGTGATGTTGTTCAAGTTTGGTAAGAAGATCTTTGATAAGATCATGGACGTCATGCAGCCAGCGTTTGCTGACGAGACTCCCATCAATCCGTTTGACTTCTGGGAAGGTGCGGACTTCAAGTTAAAGATCCGTAACGTCGAGGGTTATCGTAACTATGATAAGTCTGAGTTTAGTTCACCAGAAGGATTCTTTGGTGGAGATGATGCTAAGCTAGAAGAGGTCTATGGACAACTTCATAACTTAGGTGAGTTTACCGATCCTAGTAACTATAAGACTTATGACGAACTTAAAGCTAAGTTGTCACAGGTACTTGGTGAAGCAGCTCCAGCTGGTGCTTATACTGTTAAGCAAGAAGCTCAGATCAATGAGCCAGCGCCTGCTCCAGAACCTCAGCGTCTACAACCTCAGACAGCCGAGCAGGCTGATCAAGATGGGGATGTAATGTCCTACTTTGCTAAACTAGCAAACGACGACTAAGGATATGCTGGTGAGGTGGAATGCATACCTCTACGGTTTGTGTTCCACCTATCTCCTGTGCCAAAGTCTGACAAAGCTAGTGCTTGAGTCTGATTAGCAATGTGGGTGTTTCCACTGTTAGATACAACCGAGACCGCAGGAGTTTCCTTTCTTCCTCTTCTTAATGCTTCATCATCATACGTTGAAGTATCGTATACTTGAGGTGTGTTCAATCTGTCAAAGCGTGCATCAAAATCTGTTATGCCCTTTCCGTAAAATTGGTTTTTTACACCTTCATACATTGCACTAAATGCTTCAGGGTTGGTTTTTCGTAATGCCTCTAAATGATTTAACAGATTATTGATGTTATTGCTGGTAAATCTTTTTTGATTTGGATCAGCCAAATCACCAGACGATTTGATAATATCATTCATAATCTCTTCTGTGCCTGGTGTATTATTTAAATACTTCCACACATCATAGAACACTCCGCGTCCTTCTGTAAATTCATATATATCGTAAAGTGTCATACCTGCAGCAATCATCCATCCAACAAATGGAATAGCAGCCGTTGCAAGTCTCGATCCAGCTTTCTTTGCAAATTTCTCTGCAACTTCTTTTTTGATGTACTGGCCAGTATTCTTATCTACAAGCTGGCCTGCACTATTAAATTTAAGGCCCATACCATTAGCAACATCAGCCATCTTTTGTGTTACACCAGGTGGAAGTCTCTTTGCTCCATCGGCAGCTGCATCTGCTAACTGTTTACCAGGTAATAATTTTTTAGCTCCATATGCAGTAGCAGCTGCTCCACCTACCTGAACAGCTGTATCATACTCGTCTATTATTTTCTTTGCTTCTTCTGGATCAGACACAGTTGCATTTACGATTGAATCAAAGAGTGCACTAGCCGCGGCTCCTCCAGCAGCTGCAGCAAGTAAAATTCGTCCTACTGGGTTTTTAAGTCCAAAACCAACCAGGAACTTTAACGACTTTAAGAAAGCTCCTTTAGGACCCATTAAGATAGCAAGACCACCAATCACTCCCATTGCTTGCAGCCAAGTGTCTTCAAAGTCATCTGAGAAAATGTTATCGAAGTTGCCCTTTTTCAATTGCTCCCACCAATCATCATTTATAAATTGGCCTGTAATTATTTGGGCAATGCCTCTCATTCCATCAGCAATACCTTGCATCAAAGCTGGAAGTGTGCCCGATAATAAACCATCTGTAGAGTACATTCCACCAGGACCAACATTCGATTCTCCAAACAAAGCTACTTTTATTGAATTAAAACTATCTGATATGTCTTGGAGCGCTGGGTCATATTTAGGATCTTCAAGCTCTTTTGTTAGTGCTCCAATGGCAGCACCTATCACAGCAAACTTCTTACCAAAAATTAATCCTATACCACCAAACTCTAAAGCCTTTATCAACTTTTCTCTAGCATCAGCAGTAAGCTGATCACCATCTAAAAGTGTATCAACTATTTCATCAGCCATTGTTGCAACAAGGATTCCTGGTAATGCTCTAAGCATTGACTTGCCTAATATTCCAGCAAATTGACCTGCACTAAAACCAGTTAAGAACTCTGGTAGATAGCTGCTTTTACTCTTTCCACCTTTCGATTTAGAAAATATTCCAGTGAGACCTTTGAATATCCCACCTTCTTTTTTCTTTTCTCTTTCCTTTTCAAGTTTGTCTAGAGGATTGTCACGCGCTAGCTTACCTACAGCCTTACTTGTTTTCTCTGTATTGGTAGCTACTTTTTCTAGTATGTTATTAATATCAGCTAGCGTTGTGCTCATTTCTTCTTGCTTCCGTTTCTTTTAGATGGTCATTAAGCAATGTCAAATAAATTTCTCTCTCCCACGGAATCATACCTTCTAGTTCTGTTAGAGAATAATTAAAGTGTTGCATCATAGCAAAGTTTGTTCTATAATAATTCTCTAAACTTTCATGTGAGAGATTTATGAAAAAAAATCAGAAAGACCCTCCAACTGCATTACATTAGCTTCTCCACATTCACCACAAGTCCATTCTTGACTGTACTTTATGGTGGGAAGAGCTTCTACAAAATCTGTTATTACATCTAACTGTGACCCGGTAAGGTTATTGAAGAACTTCTCAATCTCATCTCTTGTTTCTTCTTCAAAGTTGTGAAACTCGTCTTCGTAGTAAATCCCCTTAGAACACAACATAATCATCTCAAACATCTTATCAGAGTACTTAACATCTTCTTCAAGTATCTTTGCGTTCTTCAACATGTCGTTGTACGTTGGATATTTCATTTCAATTTTAAGTTCATTAGATAGAGGGATGATTGTTTTTGCGGTCTCAGTTTCTAATGAGATTTGGCTTAGTGGAATATCAATCCCGTGTCCGCTTTCACACTTCTTACATTTAACTTTAACTGATGCAGTTTCACCAACCGATTTAGATCTAATTTGTGTAAACATATAGTCAACATCAAAAGTGGCTAGTGTCAATGGATCAATATCTGAAACGCAGGATCTAATGTTTTGTAATGTAGCATCAAGGATTTGTTTCATATCTTGAGATTCTAATGCCACCATTAGATTCCTCTGTTCCTTTACAAGAAACGGTCTAAATTTCACTGACTGTTTTGTTGAAGGAACTACCATTTCATAGATAGGTGTATCGTTATTAAGATTAGGTAACATAATTTACTCCACTAAAAAAGACTACCAAAGTTCAAACCACCACCAATGAGACCACCAAGACCAGCGTCTTTCTTTTCCCACCTTGTGTATGATAATTGCACGGAAAGTTGAACTAATCCATCCAACTCGTTGTTTAATTCTATTGCAGAAACTGTTGTTGGAAATGCATCCAATAGATTCACACTGTATACGGTTCCGCCACCTATATCTAAGTTTGCTGTAATAAAACCCGCATCGAACGTCTTACCTCTAATTGGCTTTCTCAATTGATGTATTGTAACAGGTAGAGCATAGTCTTTCTTCCAGCCCACAGTTCCTTTTTCTTCTTGAACGGTCTGAGAAAGCCATCTGTCGAAATATGTTTTCATTCCATAATCATTCATAAGATAGAATGTGAGTGTTACATCATCAACCGCATATCCGTATGCGACTTTTTGGAATTCCATTCCAATACGTCTTTCGCTCGTTAGTACTTGTTTACCAGGAAGCTGAGTGGAAGAACATAATAAGTTCATTTCTCTACCTCCTGGAGCATTTTCCAATATGCCGGGGATAGAAGGAAGTGGTAATAAGTTCTGAAGAAACCCAATTGGTCCTACACCACCAACCTGAGGAAGGTTTACTAGGAATTGGTTTGGTCTAGCAAATCCAAGTTTTGCTGACGCTATTGATTTTAAATCATCAACTGATGCCATTAGATCATTTTCCTAGACTGTTTGTATACTTCATTGGATTGAGCCTTTTGCCATTGAGCTGTTGGAAGAAAGGCTGCTACTTCCCACTCAGGTGCCAAGACCTTTGAAAACTTGCTTTGCACTCCACTGAGCAAATATCTCTTAAAGCATGGTTTAAAATGTTTAAATTTAGCTGCACCCTTTAACAACTTATACGACAAATCAAACTTTGTTGTCTCATCATAAGATTTGTTGTTGGTAACATCTAATAAATTATCTAATAGCTTTGCTCTGAGTACTGGAGGAAGGTAATGGAGATTCAATCCGTAGAATCCATTATCAGCTCCCTCTACTAATATAACTAATGGGAATCTATCCCAATATGGTAGCTGATCTTTCGTCTTAGCGTCATAGAAGAACATTACCATGTCACCCGGTTGGTACCTGTTGGTACTTTTTAATGGCTCTTCTTTCATCAACTCATCTCGTTTGATTCGACCTTGACGAAGCTCGGAGGCTTTCTTTCTAAACCAGTCGCGAGAAGCCTTGGTGCGAGGATTAATACCTGCACGGAAAGCATCGATCTGCA